AGGGGCACCAGGGGCACCAGGGGCACCAGGGGCACCAGGGGCACCAGGGGCACCAGGGGCACCAGGGGCACCAGGGGGTGGTGGTGGACATCCAACTGTTAATCTATCAATAGGATAATCTACAAGATATCTCCAACGATAAGAACCTTCACCTTTAAATACTTTGATTGTATAATTTCTACCAAGATTAGGATTATGTGTGAATACAATTTTACCCATGAATTTTACATAATCAGTTACTGAACTTGAACCTGAACCAGTAACATTTTGGAAATCAATACCATAAGTAGAAAATTCATCATTAAACCAAGAACCTACAGTATCAGAAACAACTAATGATTTTTCTGCAGTTGTTAATACTGAAGCATTTGTGGCATCAGCAACTAATGTTGAACCTTGGTAAATTTCAATACCAATTGGTTTATCATATGCATAGAAGTAAACAGTTGCAGTAGAGTTTACAAATGAAATTTGTCCAGGAGCAACTTCTAATGCACCACCTGCAAAAGTTAACTGATAATTATCTACATATTGTTGACCAGATTCATATGAACCAACTTGTGTTGATACGAATTGTGTTCTAAATGCATTTGTACTTGCAATTTGAGTATCTGGTAAACAGATTGGTGTAGGTTCATTAACAGCAACTGTAGCAAATTCCTGCTGAATTAATATTTCATCAATATATTGACAATGAATGGTGTCTTCTGGATTAAATCGTCCTACCCAATTCATTTTTCTAGGAATTGCATCATCTTGTTCAATCATTGCTGCATAACGTGGATTTTCAACATCAGAACTTAAATAATCACTGAAATCATCTGCAAAGAAACCAAATTTGAATCTATTTAATGATGGGTCAACAGAAGATGGAATAACTCTATCTTTCAGATCAGATTCTAATAGATTCAATGATACATAATATTCTAAATCTGTAATACGACGTTCTAGATTGCCAATATCTTCCATAGTATATCTACGTGGTTGATTATAGATATTACCTAATGGATCTGGTAAAGATTGAATATTTCGTTTTCCAAGACGTTCCTGAAGAAATTTAATATTGAAAACTCTTGTATCAACAATATCTTGAATTTGTGGGTCACGTACTTTTGGAATATTTGGATATGGTGGAATCAACAAATCATTAATTTTCATTGAAAGATTAGGTGTTCCAGGTGATTCTAGTTTTCTTCTATCTACACCTGTTTTACCTTTTACGCTAAAGATTTCAGCTTTCTTATTAATGAAAATACCATCAATACGTCCAACATATTGTTCAATTGTTCCAGTTAATGTAGAATCTGGTAATGGAAACTTTTTATCATTTGCAGGGTCTGCAGTATTACCAAAACTTACTGTTTCTGGTGGGTTAATTGGTGCACCTGATACAGTAGAACTTGGGTTTCCAGTATTTGCTGCATATGGTCTGAAATCAAATTGATTGATTAAATCAATAGTTTCACCTGTATTATCTACATATTCTTGAATTTCAAATGAGTTGATATCAGTTGTCAAATTTGCTAATGGTTTTGAATCAACAGCAAGTCGTGTAGCAGTATTTGATGATACATAAGAAACGGTATCAGCAAAACCACCTGATGTTTCTAGGAAATGGTCAAATTCAATAAGTAAATAATCACCAGATGTGATGTCAACACTATATCGTGGAATGAGATACAAATAACTCAAACCATAATAATTTGACATTTGATTATGGTCTACGTAAAATTGTGTTGTAACATTATCACTATTTGTATTTACTGAAGATGAATCTGATTTATAAACATTTCTGAGTCTGAATACATCAGGAACACCAATTGACCATGGACCTGAAGTACCACCTACGTTGTTTGCAATTCTAATTTTGACGAATTGATTTCTATTTGCAGTTTTAGTTTTTCTATTAGTACCTGTTGATTGAATATTTACAGCAATTGCAGTATCTTCTGAAACAGTTGTATCAAAATTCATTCCAAAATGAACTTGTAAGATATCTTGATCGGAATTCACATTTGCAGTTAATCCAGAACGATATCCTAATGGAACAGGAACATTTTTAGGGAATGCTCTTCTTATATTTCCTGATGTGTTTGAGAATGATACATCAGAATCAACAATGATTTGAATAGAGTTAGTAACTTCTGTAACTTGTTTAATATCAAATCCAGATGTTGAATTTGCATAAACATAAACGAAATCACCTGTTTCAATTTCATTAATGAAGTCTGTACCAGAACCTGTTATAACATTTGATGATGCTGTTGTAGAAACATTACCTGTTAAATCTGTTGCTGCAATAAGATTATTAGCCAATGGAACGACATATAATCCTCTTAATTGAGCATTTGTTAATTCACCTGTATATGGAAATACTTCATTTGGTACACCAGAAATATCTTTTGTTAATACCCCATTATTACTTGTTGTAGTAGTTTGGTCAATTGTTCTATAAGTATAGGTAACATTATTTGCATTCTTGAGTGAATTAGCTCCACTATAGAATGTTAATTTATTTCGTTTACCTTGTAGAATATTGATATCAGTATTTGTTGTTGCATCGTATTGTAGTGATGCATCTGCAATACCTTTATAAGTTGAACCATTATAATAGACAGATTTTACATCTTTGAAATTTCTACCTGTTAACATTTGAATATCAAAAAGATATAATTTGTATTCGGTATTAGAAGAACCAATTACTGTATCATTAATAACAGCACCTGAAGTTACTAATGAACGAATTCTAGCAGTACCAATTTTAGTACCAACTGGATCTGTATTTGCAGTAGTAATTAATGTTGTATTTGAAATGAAATTCTTTGCAGTATCATATAAATCAATTGTATCACCTGTAGAGAATTGGAAAACACCACCAACTTCTTTAATTAACATATAGTTTTCATAATTCAATGAAACAACTTGTGATACATTTGCGATTGTATCAATACCTGTATCAATATTTAATGAGAATGTATCTTCTGTTCTAACACGATATCCATCAATATATGCAGAACCTGGATCAATTTTCAATGTTACTGATGAATTTCTGAGTGAAGAATTTGCAGGTGTTTGTGTAGATAACAAAAATTTATCTATGACATAGTTACCAGATGTTTCACTGGTTCTTCTTGCCATTTCATCATTGATTTTATTATATTGGGTAGTTTTATTTTGTTTATATGGACGACCTTCTGAATATTCTACAAGAGTAAAGAATTCAGGGTCATCTGCAACTGCTGCTGTATCAACAACTTTAAGAAATGGTGATAATTTAAGTCTATCTGCACCAGGAGCGGTATCATTTGGTGAACCTTGTGCATTATCTAATAGAGATGAATCAATATTAGAGTTAATAATTTCTTCTGTTGAATCAAAACCTACAGCAACTGCATCAGGTAATTGATTATATTTTGAAACAATAACTGTTTGACCAGGAGCTTTTAGAAAGAATCCTTTTTGATAGATAATACCTTTTGTGACAGCAAATGCAACACCATTACCAACTGCATCTGTCACTGTAGAAACAATTGGTCTACCTACATAATTTCTTGCATTGAGATCTAATGCAGCAATACCTGTATCATTATCAGTAGATTTGACAGTAACAGTTGGAACAGTAGAATATCCAGAACCACGATTTGTAACTGTTACAGAAGTAATTCTACCAACAGAATTTGTTCTAATGAAACCTTCTAATCCTCTACCAATAATACCTTCAATAGTACCTGTTGTAGTATTTGCGGTATCAGAAATAGATTGATTATTAGAGAAAGTATAAGCTGTTGATGTTATTGAACTATTTGAAAGATCTTCATCTCTTGGTTTAATAGAAAGAATAACTTGATTTGATTGTGATAGTGTTGTAGTATCAATTCCTACAATTTCTACATTTGCACCTGAACCATTATTAATAAAATCACCATTTGTAAATGATCCAGAAGTATTAACAACAAGTGCAGAAGTAACAACTAATGTATCAGAATTAGCAAATCCAGTACCACCATTAGTAATATCAATAGAATAAACGGATCTATCGTAGTTATAGATTTCTAATGTTTCACCTGGAGTAAATGCAAAGGTTTCACCATCATTACCTGCATTAGTATAATTGATATAAAGTGTTTTTAGATCTGGATCTTGTGATTCGAAACCATCTGCATAATTAACGATATAACCATTCAATCCTGTAGTTGGACTATTAATACTTAAACTGGTATAATTTGATGGGATAGCAACACCACCACTCGCAAGATTATCTAAAATTTTAATATATGGATATGGGTTTTTAAATAAGAAATTACAACCATCTATAATTGTTCCACGACGGAAAATATTATCACCAAATCGTTCAATTTGTTTTTGAAGAATTGTTTGAAACTGATTTAGTTCTCGTGCCTGAACTGAAACACCTGGTTGAAAGAGAATTTTGTAGAAATTCTTATTTTCATCAAAGTCATCATGATAAGGTGCTACATTCAAATTAGTTTCTAATGGCATCTTTTTCCCTACTAAAATTCAAAAATTAATTTAACAGTTTCAGATTGTGAATTACTACGTGTAATAGATTCTAAATTTTCTAAGTATAAAATTTCACCTGAACCAAAAACAAGTTCTGGAGTATATTTATTATTTATAGTAGCAATTGCTTCACTACTAGCTCCATGTATTGTATTTGATGTAGTAAATGAACCAATCTGATTTGTTGTATAAATTGTTGCAACACCACCACTAGTTTCTACAGAATGAATAGTTGCATTTGCTGTTGAACTGGCTAGATTTGTTCCTTGATACACCTTCTCATCATTCAAAAATACATTTGCAGTCACTGTACCTGTATATTTATACATTTGAACAAAAGTATTGAAACCTTTTGTTACATCATTTCTAATTACATTATTAACTTGTGCTTTTGCTCCAGTATTCAATCCAACAAACGTATCATCACTAGAAAATATTCCACTCACATTTGTTACTAATATATTTGTTACATTTGCTGTTTGTATTACATAAGCAGATGATGAAATATTTGCTTGATAAATCAATGCTTCTGTACAGCTGAATAACCCATTTGAATTTAAATTCATATGTGATGTATTTGTAACACTTTGAATAGTAGTTACTTGATGAGATAAATTGTTACCTGATTTGATATAGATATAATCATTTGCGGAAAATTGACTAGTAAAATCTGCACTATTACAAGTTATAGTAGAACTATTTAAGTTAATTGTTGCTTGTGTAGCAACTCTTACAGGTGTAATTTTTACTATTTGTTCATTATTGAGGAATGAACCATTAGCATTTTTCATTTCAATATTAACATTTGCAAATAATGGATCTTTAAGAACACCAATTTTTTCATAATCATTTGTAGATGGAATAGTATTTGATTCGGTATTAGAAAATGTAATTGAAAATGAGAAACTATTACTACCTAATTCTTGTGCAGCATCTGCCCCATGTCCACCAGCAGGAGAATAAATTGGTCTTACTTCTGCTTGATTTGTTACACCAACAACACTATTAGCAATCACATTTGCGGTAAAATAATCATATCCAGCACCACGATCTAACATTTCTACACGATATACTGAATTAGTACTAAAGGTATTAATTAATGCTCTTGCAACTGCATTTGTAGTTTGTAATCCATCACCAGTAATCACTACTTCAGGATTAATTTCAAATGTAGAACCATTTACTGGAGAAGTTGCAAATGAATTAGCAATAGTAATAAAATTACCATTTGCATTTACAAAATAATCTGTAATACGTTTATGTTGACCAGATCCAGTACCTGATGAAATATATAGTAAACATCCTGTATAAAATCCATTTACTGTACTGAGATTATTGTTACTGATTTGATAAGTAGTAGCCGAACCATTAACTCGAATATCTGCTGCTGCAAATGTTCCTGATGTGAAATTACCATAATTCTTACCAGCATTTTCAATCTTAATAATATCAATGACACCATCAATAGCAGAACTCGATACTGTAGTATTAGAAACTACTGGTATTAATGAATCTGTTGCAAATTTATCATATGTTGTTTTATCAATTGAGAACATATATTTCCATCTATATCCATCTGATGTTTGATAGACATTAGTATTTGCTCCAGTGATATGAGCAAAAGATGGTTTAACAGTAGAATTAGATCTTAAATTATTGTCGAGACATTTATATACGTGATAATATGAAACTTCATTTGTTACAACAAAAAAATCTTTAGTTAAGAGTGCATCATCATTATCATCATACATATCATATAGTCTATCTGCTTCATAGTCAATTTTTTTGACCATGATTTTAGCATCATTGGGTGTGACTCTTTTACCAAAAATCATATTTCTATAACCATCAATCACGGTTTCCCGAACATCATCAGGAGGTGTAGGAATTGTGGATGATGTTCGGTTTACATGATCTGAAGTAAAGACATAATATGCAGTATTCGATTTTTCAGAAATCGATTCTAGCAACTGTCTAGAAATATGTGTTTTATATTTTGTTGTGAGTCGCTTTGTCATCTAATTATTAATTATTTCCAATTGCTTGATAAAATACAGTAATTGCAGTATCATTAGCAGTTCTAACATTTGCAGTTGTAGTATTTGAAGCAATTAGTAATGGTGAATATGTTCCATCATATGTTGATGTTTCAGCAGTAACAGTAACAGAATAAACAGTAGTAAATCCTGTTGTAAATGTAATATCACCTACTGTGCTATTAGATTGTACTGAACCCCATTGCATAATGAGACCATTTGGTAAAACAGTATAACCATTTGCAGTATCAGATGAAGAACCTAATGTAAAAGTATTTGTTGTTACATTAGCAGATGATACTGTAATAATAGAACTATTTACTTGTGTATTTACAGTGCTATTACCAATAGAAGTAGTATCTGAAACTGATAAGTTACCTGTTAGGGTAATTGATGTACTAAATGATGCAGCATTCTCTTTTGCTAGAGCAAAACCACCTGCAGTTGAACCATCATGAACTACAACTGTATTTTTATCAGTATCTACAGTAAGTTCACCGATGGCACCTGTAATTGCTGCAGTATTGGCAGTATTTGCTCGTCTAAATTGAACTTGTGTTGCCATTTTTTATTCCTATATCCTCCTTAAAGTATCATTCAAATCAACTGTTTCATTATATAATTCCATATCATAAATGATATTAATATCATAGTTGACTTCGAAATCTATATCTGTTGTATTTATATTATCTTGTCTGAAGTGTTCTAAATTATCTTGTTCTAAATCAATACTTTCACTATATAATTCCATATCATAAATTAGATTAATTGAATCTTCTTTTTCCAAATCAACTGTTTGAATATCAATTCCAGGATGTGGTATCTGTGTCTGACAATCATATTCATAATCATAAGTATCATCATTTAAATCATGAGTTGGGAACAATAACTTATTTAAATATGTTCTCTTGTAATCATTCCAATCTATTGAAAATGGAAAATATGTAATTGTTTCTGGATAATCAACATTTGCATCAAATTGATATGGTGGAGCAATGTTATTTAAATCATATCCAAATGGGAATAGTTTAAATTCCTTATAAAATAACAATTCTTCTTCATAATCATGTATTGGGAAATAACCTTCATATAGATTACTTGCAACACTTGTATTAGATGATGGAATGAATGATGTAGTAGAATCATAAATAAGATTACCAAAGTATATAAGACCCGCAGTATGAACTACATTCTTCAACATATCAGTATATTTATCTAATGTTACTGAAGAGCGTACTTCATATGAATAATTTTGCCAATAATATCCATCAAATATCTTTTTGATATCAGATGAGAAACCACCACGATCCAAATAGAATCCTCTACCTGTACCATGAGTATTCAGTACAGCAAAACCTGATGTAGAATTATTACCAGATGTCATTGTTACTGATTCGCTATTAACAAATCCGAAACCAGAATCAGTTACTTCAATAGATGTAATTGCTCCATTAGAAATATTTAAATCTTTATTGAATTTAGCATTTAATCCAAGATAATCTGATTTTGTATCAACATTAACTAATGTAACATTTGCAGTTGAACCACCATCAGAACCAACAATTTTTGTAGTAGTATTACTTGTGATAGTAAAATTATTTGAATCAAAAAGTTTTAATCTTTGAACAACAAGATGTGTAGCATTTGATGATTGGATTAAACCTCTAGCACCTGTTGATTCTTGTGTGACCAATTCACCTGTAGTGAAACTAGAAGTAGCTCCTGTGTATATTAATGTTTCTAATTCATTTTCTCTATATGAATATGTTAATGGTTCAAAAACACGAATCACTGGAACTTGATTATATCCAGTACCACGATTTATAGAAAGTAAACTTTGAATCTTACCAATTTTAGTATTTTGATAAGATAAAGTATCTTGAATAGTTGCATATGATAAGTTAGCTGCAGTATTACCAGGAAATCCCCATGATAGTGTAATAAATGAATTTGAATCAGTAAATGAGAATGTTGAATCAACTTCCATATTAATTGAATTTGATACAGACTCAATTGTTTTAGCTTCTGCAAAAGAACTATTTGGTTCAAATCGAACAATCATATTTTTTGTATATGTTGCAGAAGTACATGCAGTTGAAATATTAGAATTAACTGTTAACAAAGTATCATTTGCAATACTTGCAACTTTTCTTGTGATTACTTCTGTACCAACATCAATTCGAATAAAATCACCAATACTTAATTCAGAACTAAATGATGAACCGTTGCCTGTAACAAGTTTTGAACCTGATGTTGTAATTACTACACCAGATAATGTATCTTCTAATTCTCCAGTAAAATCTGTTCCATTACCAATAACATCTGTTGACGTAGTATTTACAGAAACATTACCTGTTAGAAATGCTTGTTCTAATGGTAGATGAGTATAATCTTTAATGAAATCTGTATTTAAATCAATATATTCTTCATAAAGAAATGAATTTGATATTGCAAAATCAACACCAGAACCAGTTGATACTGATAATATAGTTGCATTTGTTGATAATGTATTGCCATAAACATAATTATTTGTTGTAGTAATAAATGTACCATCAATATCTTTTACACCAACAACAACTTTAACTGAATAGACATTTGCTGTTGCACCAGAATCTCTACCTTCAATTTGAACATTATTTCTAAAGGCACCAAATGATGTATTTGTTCTTATTTCACCATTTGAACCTATTGGATTGAAGAGACCATTAAAAGTAGCATTAGCAAATTCGGCTCCAGTTGTAACATTTAACTGGAATATTTCTTCACCATTAATAAAAGTACCAGAAACATCTTGGACAAAAAGGTTTACATTTGCAACTTCACCAACAACATTAGCAGTTGTAGATGTATCAAAATATCCATTTGAAAGATTATAACCTGCAGAAATTGTATTACTAGTTGTATAAAGAGCATTAGAATTCATATTACCTGATAAAATGGATATACTCATTTCACCTGCAGTTGCATTAATAGGAGTAACTACAAGAATTCTAGCACTACCTTTTAAATCATTATTTGCATGATATGTAAAAACTTCATCACCATTCGCAAATGAACCTGTAGCAGCAATATAATTAATATTAGCTGAATTCTGATAAATATTTTCTCTAAAATCAAAATATTGATTAGCAGTAGCAGAAACTTCAACATTACTAAAAGTAAGTACTTTTTCTGATATGATTACTTCAGAATTTTCTGTATATGCATAACCACCATCAGATAATGAGAATTCTACAACACCAGCATTATTAGAAGTACTTACAACTCTTGCTCTACCTTGAATACCAAATTGTGATGTTAAATCTAGAACATCACCAATACTGAAATTTTCACCAACACCATTAACATCTATAGATAATCCATTAAGGGAACCTATAATAAATGGTGCTTCTTCAATCGTTAAAATATCATCAAAACTATTAATTTTTTCGCCTGTTTCAAAATTACCATTAATTGCTGATATAAATGCAACATCTAATAATTTACTACCAACACTTCTTCTAATTAAGCTTTCACAGAATGCAGTAGCACCAGATTTAATACCTTTGATTTGTTTATTAACTAGATTTGCGGATTTATCATTTAGAGATAATTCTAGATATCTAGGAACATACCATTGTCCAGATGATGGTGAAAATAGATCTGATGATGGATAATATACATCTGCACCAACACCAAATGCAATTCTGAATAATAAATCAAGACTTCTTTCGGTTCCTTTTGATCGATATAAATCTAAGGAATTTTTTACGAGTGTTCTAGCTCCAGTAACAGTATCAAATTGTATATTTTTTAGATATTTTTCTTTAAAATACACAATAAATTCATCAAAGGTTTCATCAATATCTTTTACTTCAAAGAAATGTCTTGAATAATATAGTGGATTTGCTCTATCGATCACTTGGTCGATATTAGCATTTGCAGATGAAAATGATGGTAATTTATCAGATGTAAGTGTTAGAAAAGTATTATTTGCAATAGAATCAATAGTAAATATGATGTAATTGTTATCATCAACATTTGATTCTCTATAAATGGCAATTTGGTCTCCATTAGAAAATCGTTCTGTAAATTTTGTATTTGAACCAATTACATTTGCAGAATTGTGTGTAACATTAACAGTTTGTTTTGTTGATTTAGTATATCGTTTTTTACTTGCAGTAACAGTTTCCATCCATTTGTAATATTCAGTTACAAATTGAATAAAAACAGGTCCTTCCTCACGATAAAACGCTGGAAATTGTGATTCGATAAGTCCCGAGATTTTCTTCTCGATAATATCCATATTACCTACGTACTTCTTCTAAATCGATTATGATTTCATCATCTTCTATTGTTAAAATACTATTCTGACTTGCAACAACATCTGGATCAACAGGTGTCACAAATAACTTAATTGATGAACCTTGAAATGAATCAACTACCAATCCATTAATTTCAATTTGTCCTGTATTGTAATCTATTTTACCAACATTTTTAATTTTTTCATTGATAAATCCATCTGTTTTCATCATACGAATATTACCACTTCCATCATCTTCCAAAAGAACTTGTTCTGAATTGAAAATGAACAATGAAGAAACAAGAGCATGTACATCAGTTGCTCTATGTAAATCTTCTTTTTCTGGTATTGTATCAATAATCGGAACACCAAAATTAATTCTAAAGTTTTCTGATAAACCTAATCTTGGATTAATTTTTTTGTATATTCGTGTTCTTGTTACTGATGAAATGATTGATGCATCAGAATTGTCAATTTCAGTTTCTAGTTTTGAATTTCTTAAAATGACATTAAAATCATTCAAGTATTCTTCGTTATAATCAACAATAGCATTTTTAATAATTGATTTCAATGTTTCTCTTGATGCGGATGTAACATTAACATCATAACGAACTTTCGAACGTACAGATAGATAAGAAAATTCTGGATCAACAAAAACAGGTCTAATACCAAATGGAGATCTTCTATCAATGAAATTTCTGTATTCTATTTTTTTAGATTCTGGAAATCCATCAACATTTGTGATATCAACAGCAATGAATACTTTACCAAATTGTGGTGGTGATAAATCTTCTCCACCATAAGCATGAACAGCATTAATTTCTGGGAACTGACCTTTTAATGCAATACTGTAATCTGATGCAGTAATCGCTCTTTCTTGTGTTTGAAAATGTCTAGGTGCCATATATCGAATTGATTCAATACTTTCTTCTTCTGCACCATCTCTAGAATTTTCTAGTGTATTTACTTCAGGTGTGAAATTTAATTCATCTGAACCTGTTGGATCAAAATCGACCGAAAATTCTCTAGCACCATTTGGCAATTCACCTGATGATGTTCTATATTCCATTACAATAGTAGAATTAATTTTTGGTCTACGTCCTAAGTTATTATCACCAAATAAAACTTCAAAATATCCTGTTTCAGTTGGTTGTAAAAAGAATACTTTACTTGTTTCATCTAAATCAAGTAATGATGTTGATAATTTATATGCATCACTTACTTCATTACCATCTTCAAATACAGAAACAGTAAGACTTTCAGTATCAATATTTCTATTTGTTAATTTGAATCTTTGATTTTCAATACCTTGTCTATAAGTATAAGTATCTTGAATATATGTTCCTTCAAAAATATCAGTTTCAAAGGAATATGTAGTATTTGCAGATGATACTGTTATTGTTTCTGGTATAGTAAAGGTATAGGATTCATTTTTCACTAGTGTAGTAAGAGGTGAACCTTTTTGAATGATATATGGAGCAGATTCACCTGTTGCTTCAAATTCAATACGAACTCTTGCCTTTGATGAACGAGCAGAACGTGGTAAATAATTTAGTTCTTTTGCATGGGATAAAATAGAATTACGTAATTGTGCAGAATCTAAAAATGATTCTGATAAAAGCATGTTTAAATAAAATGCATTTTTATATGAGTTATAAGAAAGCAAATCTAGAAGGATATTAATATTAGATCCTTCAAAATCATAATCTTTAAATTGATTTTGGTCTCTTAGATAGTTCTTAAAACTTCCTTTTAGAGAAGCAAAATCAAGATCTACTAGATTGATTGATGTATTCGCCATTTATTATCTAACTCTCTCGATGGCTAAATCGAATGAAAATGTTTGGTCTGGTATATTTATAATAGAAAAAATAATAGTTATATTTATAGAATTTTCATTGAAACTTTGATCAATAGAACTAAGGCTGATATCCATTCGTGGAATTCGAATACGTATATCAATTGGAACACATCTAGGCTCATAATCACGAATTAATTCACCTAACTGTATTTTAACAGCTTCGAAA